CCCCGTGAATGGTTTCTCATGGCAGATGCGCTAGGAACCTTATCGCCACAGAAACCAGACATAGAGTGTAATTACTTCAAGATCAAAAGCCGCCAACCCCTTTCCGTATGGAAGGATAACGGCTGGTTACCCCGTAAAGGCGGTCGTGGTTCCACTGGGGACGGTCGAAGCATGTTAGCAGACCCCAAACGAAATCCCGATGAACGGGGATGGTTTCAATGGTATTGCCGATATTGGTTAGGACGACGCATCCCAGATCTGGATGCTGTCCAAATAGCGAGGTGGCGTTCCTTTACGAGGCATGTAGGCGCTATAAAACATCGTTGTAAAGCGCATAATGTGTCATGTAGTCCACGAGAACGTCAAGCGCTCTTACAGTGGTCTTATGACCCTTTTATATAATCGGTACACAATTCTCTGTTCGCACATCGTACATAAATCCAGGTTTGTTAGCACATTCGAGTACCTTTGCTGATAACACCACCGCCCGTCGGGATCGAGTCGGTGATTTGGCTGTCAAACTAGGTTTTTTACAGCGTCTGGTTTTTGGATTTCGGACAGAATCAGATGTACACGGTGTCAGTGTCTTTGCGGATCCTCGAGCTATCGCCAATCTGCGTACCATTTGCTGTCGTACCTTGCTCCATCTCGCATAAGGTGCCACAACATTCTCACGATCCAAATAATTATAGTGATTATCCCCCTTCTCCAAGCCGTATTCTGGGCACATTGCGCCCATATCACAGGTGTGATTCCCTACTCTCGTCAGTAAGGGTTTGCGAAGGGCCTCCACCAAGGAATCAGACATGAAATTGGAAAATTTCTTAAACAGACCAAAGATCAAAAAGGCTAGATCTCGATCTACCTTGAAGCAAGGACCCTTCAAGCTAGGTACCTGAACTAAGAGATTCTTCCACGTCAAACACGCAAATCCGAAATCAATGATGACGACTCGTTGTATATCCGCAGACAACATGATATTTCCTGAATGTAAATCTCGGTGATTGAAATGGAGACGATTTCCAAAGAATTCCAAGATCGTCGCCAGTCTCGTGAGCACAAAGGGAACCAGCACATCGTTTGATTCCTTCGAGACATCCTCAATATATCCCCCTAAGGTATCATCCATAAGTTCTGTCACCAAATACATCTTATTTCGTTTGAAATCATAGCCCATCTTGTATAAATAAGGTACGTAGGGACCGTTCACCTGATCCATGCTTTCGTGAAGCAACAGGATGTGAATTATAATTTCCATGACACAGGAGTGAAATTCATACGGATTTTGAATACGAAACATTTCCTTAATTGCGTATATCTTTCCTTTGTGTTTTGCACTGTAAAGAATGCCATATGTTCCTTTTCCGATAATTTCCATAATTTCATATGGCGTGCCGTTAACGGTTAACACATATTTATCATCCTTGTGTTTACGACGCCCTAAAGTAGCTATGGCTACTTTCGATTTGTCAATCGTTAATAGATCTGTACTAGGGTCTAATACAAGATCTAACCCATATGGTCTTAGATCCATCCTACATCTGTAGGAGATTTGTTCTTAGAGGCTTACTGTAACTATTTTTTTAGTAGATTCAGTGGTCTAAGGCTTTCGTTCTTGATACCTTCAATGGAGATTGAAGGATTCGGAACGCCCCTCACGGGTCATACGGTATGGATGGTTCGGGACTCTTGGGTTCCGTGGGAATTCATTCCCCAAACACCCTGTCGCATGCTTCTTACAGGAAGTCCCGCATCAATAGTGTATGGAGAACCGTGGACCTATATTGTCCATCCTACGAGCCAAAAGGACTGGTCTTGTGCGGCCACGATCTTGAAAGCCTTTGGTGCCGGTGTCGTCGCTTGGACCTCGGATCTTGTTGTTCCTCCTTCCTTCTTACGCTTTCTCGAATCGGCTCCTTATACACGCATCATGATGGGATATATAACAGAACCACCTCTGCTTCCAGACGCCGTCTTCTTTCCCTTTTCCAAAACACCTGATCCGCTCTTCCTATCGATTTGTAAGGCTATGCCATCACGAAAGGGTCATGGTACCTACACTGTCCATACACAATGGGATGATGTCATCACCATGATGGCAGAATCCGGAATGTCTCTTCTCATATCGGATGTTGGAGAAACAGCGTGGACCCTGTTCTGGTACAAACGGTCAGACAGTGTCCAGGTAACGGAGTCAGTCGCCAAAGCACAAGCCTTACAACTTGTAAAGGCGGCGACAAATTTACTAGAACTACGGTAGTTCTTATGATTTTATAGGATGTTATAAACATCACTTAGACCGCTGAACTTTTAAAATGAGCACTTGACGACGACCCAAAGGGTCGTCGTAAAAGGCTCTTTTAATAGATTCAGGGCGCCCTTAAGACTGTGTTAACTTTAAAACGGGCACCAAAGGTGCCCGTTTTAAATGTTTACGGGTCTAAAATGAATTGCTTAGTGCTTCTTGCTGTGCTTCTTGGTGAAGAGCTTGAACTGGCCCTTCTTGGCGATGTAGCCAGCGGCTCTCAGCCTCTTGATGGCCTTGAGACCCGCCTTGTGCGCCTTGCGGGACACAATGCGACCCTTGTGCATCATCAGGTCAGACTTCTTGAGCCCACCCGCCGTGTGCATAGCATTACCGTTCATCACGGCCTTGCGAGACCCAACCGCAGGCACACGTGCACCGCCCATCATGTTGTTCTTACGGGACATGTTGTTCTTACGGGACATGTTGTTCTTACGGGACATGTTGTTCTTACGGGACATGTTGTTCTTACGCATCATACCGTTCATACCATTATTCATGGGGGCGTTCATGGCGTTCATGTGGTTCTACCGAAACAACATATTTTTTTCAAAGAAGGTCGGATCTCGGCTCACCGGAAACGCACTCTCTTGTACCGGTCCACTCATCCAAGTCTCCAACCGCTCTACATCTGGAAGTGGATCTAACGCACGAGCCCGTTCCAAGGCCCCCGTAGACATCTTTTTGTAATATTCCCCATCCCGTTTCAAATGGCGAATGGCCGAGACCCAGGCATCCAAATCAGTTCGATCGCAATAGATGGCGGCGCTTTCGCAACATTCTCGCAAGCCGGGGGTTGGCGATACGATCACCGGGATGCCCGAACTCATCGCTTCTACAGCAGTACGGCCCCATGTCTCCTCCTTGCTCGGCATAATCTGAACCCAGGTCTGCGCATAGACATCTCGAATCTTGGGAGTATGCTCAATATACTTCAAGTTCGGGACATCCGATACCGTAATCTGCTTTCTGTACCCGCCCCTCACGCCTAAAAATTCGACATCCGGAAGGGCCTTTGCCAACTGTACCAACAGATTTCCTCCCTTGTTACTATTCACGTTACTCAAGGTAACATACTTTCGTTCCTTTCCTTCTTCTCTCCCATATTCCCGATAATCCACCATCGGAAATACAATCGTACACGCAGAATCGGGAACATCAATACGTGTCGATCGCAAAGATTTCGAATTAAACACCGTCCATTGACGTCCTTTCAACTGCGGATGAATCCAGGGTTTTCCAACTGCTCTTACATAATTATCTGTATGAACCCATTCCACCATAGGACGACCCGTAACCCGTGAAAACCATTGTAATTGCTTGCGAAACAGACAGGTGTTCGTATGAAACTGATGCGTCGTCTTGGCGACTTCAAACAACAGCTTGGTGTCCTGTAAATCAAAACAGCGTATACCCTCAAAGGTTCGTTGTGGATATCCTCGACTCGCCACCCATACATCGTACTTGTACGGTTTCTTCATCAAATGACGGTTAACGGTGTGTGTACAAATCTCACTTCCTGCGTTTACAAAGGGCACATAGTCATGTAAGATCCAAAGAATGCGAATGCGTGTATCAGGGGGTTCGATATCCTTCCACATCGGCCACTTGGAATATTCAATCAATGCCGCCTGTTCAGGGGGTATATAGATTGAATTCCTGGTTCTCACATCACCGAGAACGATGACAAGCACCAACAAGCCCCACAAGAGCCACAAGTACTCCATTCTTAGTATAGGGTTTGAAAATTATATCGACTGTAACGACAAGTCTGCGGCTTCCTTACTTGCCAACAAGTCCTTCCGCCACTTATTCAACAAGATAGGATTTGGCACCTTGACATGACTCACATACTTCATAAAGCGATACATGTTCCAAGGATCATAGACACCCGCTAAATGAATGAGGAAGTCGCCGGGTTTGTACAGACGAGTGGTTGTATCAGTCGCATCATCTGTGGGCCCAAATAGATAGGAATTAAAGATCCAATGATCGTGGCAGGTCTCGATCTGAGCCTTGTCTCCAGGATTCCCCTCATATAACTTGATCATAGCCGCATTATCCCACCAGATATGGTGTAAGAGATCGGTTTGCGCATACGCTCTCTTGAAAAAATCCTTGGCCCACTGGGATTTCCCACGAATCAGCATATGTCCATTATTGTAATGTCGGCACGCATCGAAGGTCCACAACAGTTCCTTGTCCTTAGGAAGAAGAGGGAGGACCTGTGTTTCTAACGCAAGGTCTGGATTCATAATAATAACATCGGCGTCACTTACAAAAAGATAATCGTATTCAAACAGATATTTCTGTATGAAATTAAATTTCGACCATGGAATCGGCCTCGAGCGGTCCCAACAGTCCTCTCCGCCAATGTGACAATCGTATCCGTGTTTCAGGGCGTAATCCCGCTTTGATTGAAGACCTAGTTCTACTGCTTTTTTATAATCAGCGCCGACGCAGAAGGTAAGAATAGCGATCTTTGTCATTTGATTATATCCAATGACAACGATTTAGATGATCATCATTGACAAAAAATTGAAGGGATGCGGAGACCTGAAGTCCGTCAATAATCCCTTCTCTAATTTCATGTCTACTAAGTATACGAAGAATGAAGCAGGTGAGTTTGTATGTCCCCATTGCCCTAAGGTATGTGAGAAGCAGAATACCATGTTCTATCACATCGCCCACGATCATGAGGAAACGAAGCCCTTCAACTGTAAGCATTGCGCTTCAGGCTTTATTCAACGGGGACAGTGGCTCAAACATCTGGCGCATCATCATCCTGAGACTCCTCACCCTGCGGGGGAGGTGAATCCCTATGTAGGGATTGCGTTTCACTGTCCTTCTTGCGAACGAGAGCCCATGAAGACCAAGGCTCAACTCATTGTTCATTACATTCGTACCCACTGTAAGGAATGGATTCCATCCTTTACCAGAGGAGAGCCTTGTTCCGAATGCCACCGACTCTTTAATTCTCCTGGCGCCTACCTACATCATGCGGCCGAGTGTTTCCAAGCAAGAGCCCCTGAAGATCACGCCATGGTGATTGCGCGTATTAGATAGATTCCGTGATATCCTAACGCAGCGAAACCAAGTAAAAGCAGCATTTCGAAATACCGACGTTCTGTATCCTTTTGAAGGACTCCCATAAGGATAAGAAGAGGCGCAATCAAAAACACGTGTATCCAATTCACCCACGCACTCTTTCCCTCCTTTATTTTTAGGTACGCCTTGTACAATTGATAGATAAGTAAGAATGCGCCGACTCCTCCTAGGGTATAAAAGACCCATTCAGGGAGTGAGTCTCTGGCTAATCCTACATAAATAAGTGAAGGCGCAATTATTAGCACATGTAATAGATGAAGAATGATATGTGAGGACAGCATCTTTACTTATCCTATCTAAAAAAATGAACCTATCTTCGCTCGATCAGGTACTTCAAAGATGCAATCTACAATCACAGCCATACAGGCATGGGGAGACGGCCGAAGAGGGACATCGGATGAACTTATTGCGGCCCTTACAGTTCGGCTGATTACAGCCGAAGCCTCACTTGGTCATTCGGCCAGGATGCCCACAGATCCGCTAATTAAGAGTGTCCTTGATTTAGCAAGAGGTCCTACACAGTTACGAGTGAAAACAGGTCTTCGTGTCTTTACAGACGGATCGTGTACATCGAATGGGCGTCGAGGCGCAAAAGCAGGTATTGGTGTCTACATTACTCGGGATGATGTTCCTATCAAGTCACATTCAGCGCCCCTTGGCCACGACGAACCTCATACCAATCAACGGGCCGAACTCCAGGCCCTGTATCATGGACTACAATTTATAGCCGAACAACCCTCGCCTGTAGCCAATGTATACACAGATTCCAAGTATTCCTTGGATTGTTTACAACGGTGGTCGGCTCGATGGAAGAGGGACAATTGGAGAAAGGCGGATGGGAAGCCGGTGCTACATCAAGACCTTCTGAAACCCATGGTGGATCTGTGGACCCAGTTATCGAAGACGGTAACGCTTCATCATGTGGAGGCGCATACAGGGCGGGGGGATATACTGTCGTTGGGAAATGCGAAGGCGGATGAATTGGCGACGATGGCTACAGGAAATACTCCCACCGCAGGTGGGAGTATTCTCAGTAGTCATCTACCGACGATGGCTACAGGCGGCGGCCATCTAGCGACGGCAGCAACCGGCTCCGCCGGTTCCTGCCTAACGACGATGGCCACCTGCGGAACACATTCAGCAGATGTAAGCACCTTTGCGTCTCTTATACACCCAGCAGCGAATACAGCCGGTCGCACCCTGTTTGCGGATAGTACTGCGAAAACCTCTACACTTCCCTTTAATCCTTACAGCACTCCCAACATCCTGTCCTTGTTCTAGGTGATAACAATCGTGGATACAACACCGTCTCTAGGCTTTACAAGAGGCGGATCTACAATATACTTGTTCAAATGCTGTAAGGATCGATAGTACTGAACATCAATCGGCGCATGATAAAATTGGAGTTGTTGTAAGATGTCTGGAAGGGCTCCATGCCGAACAAGATATCCATGCGTTCCCCAGTTCCCGCCACCCTTGATTTCATGGCTATATCGTAACACATTCGGTGAAATACGTTCACCGTGCGGCTTATTGATTCCAACAAAGAGAATATCCCAATTTGACGGTACTTCGTGCTGTATCACAGTCCATCGTTTCAGAAAGTCTTCTGGCACCTCACAATCGTCCTCCAAAATCAAGTGGCCGTGGCTTTTAGAGACCGGAAGGGATGCGAGATGCTGTAACAATCGCTTGTGTGATAACCAACATCCATATTCACCAGGTCTTCGTACAATGTTCGTAGTTGTCTTATGATCCTTATTTTTATCAGGTCCCGTCAAGGACGGATGAATGCCTTCCTCCTCCGCATCCTTACGATTCACATCCTTTCCATAGGTTGCGGCCCATCGCTTTATAGGCAATCCAAGGACTCTGGCATCCCGCTGAAATTGCGCCAACCGTTCTGTATCCTTGTCCAAGTTGATCACCCACGCATCATCGATACTAGGAGGACTTGGTGTTGTTAAATAGGCCAGCGCTAGTAAGAGTGCGAAGACTCCCACAACCAGGAGAATGTTTTCCCATGTATTCATTCCTATATATTAATAAGAACTTTGTAACCAATTCAAAAGAAGTTTCTTACCATCCACGCTTTTTTCAGGATGGAACTGTATCAGGACCGACTGTTTGAACCGTACAATCATTGCTTGATCCTTGTAAGACGCAAGTAGGTTCAGAGATGTAGGAAGAGAATGAGAGGAAAAGAAGCATCGATGATGACGTCGCATCACCATCGGGTCCTTGATTCCCTCGAACAGGGGATCTTTCTTCGTAATAGGAAGGTGAATAATATCTGTTTGAACATAGGCCGCCTTCTTCATGTCGACTCCTAATTGAACCAGAATGCTTTCCATGGAGTAACAAAGAGCCATGATTTGCTTGCCCTTCAATAAGGCGAGAGGAGGCACCTGTGGCGCATCTGGGGATACAACCGACGTTGGACTTCCTGAGAAAATCCAATGACGAATGGAACTATGATTTATTGTATGGACAAGGGCCGATGAAGAGTTCCTTACACCATCGACCACATGAGTACGATATCCCAATGAATGAATCGCATTAATAAGATACCGACATCCGTACAAGGTACTATACATGTTGATGATTCCCACAATCATTCCTACAGTTTGCCTAACAAATACTCTGCCGATTCCAAGGCGGATTCGATCCAGGTCTGTGTAGGATTCACCGACTCTCCTGTCAAATAGACATTCGGAAACGGATGATGAGCCTCCTTTGATGCGGCTTTTACATCATAGGATCCAGGTACCCAATAGGTACATCCCTGTGTCCAATCATGCTTCTTCAAGTAGGTCGGAGCCGGAATATCGGCTCCAGGAAACAGCGCCTTTGCGTGACGTTGAATCGCAAGTTCCAAGGCCTTGCCTTCCAATTCACGCCAATACTTGGTATCCTCTCCATCCGTATAACTAATCATAATGAGACCGGTCTTGGGATTGATCGGAATCACGAAGCGCAAGGGATTGGCGGTCACTGTTTTATCAAGTCCTTCGAACCAACAACGACCCTCAGCGCCCGTCGGATACACAGCGTAAATACGGATTAAGGCGCCTGTATTCAACTGTTTGAGTAGCGGAGCCCCCTTCAAAATACTGAACGTCGATAAAGAACACCGACAGGTCGCAATAATGATGTTTGTAGACCGAATATGAAAGGGTTTCTTATCATCCTTCGGCCCGTATACACCTTGAACATCGATTATGCCATCTGCGCCCCTGGTAATATCGGAGACCTTATAGCGGACCCTACAGTCTGCGCCTGCGGATACTGCGTCCTTGTGCTTTCCTTCAGCAAGTTGATCCAAGCCACCGACCAAGCCGTAAAAGGCTGCTGTCTTGGTATTATGCGCCGCCATGGGGGCTTTCGGCCTAAAGAGCGGAAGGGCTACATCGGCCCTCAAGGTGTCTATTTCCGATGTGTAAGGATACTTCATAAGAATCGAATTCATGGTGGAGGGAACAAGATCCTTGATTGTGTGAGTTCCCAAGGTCTTTGACGGCAAGGCTTCCAACGCACTTCTTATAGGCGCAAATAAGTCTACAAAGTCATTGGGTTCTCCTTCATACAAGGAATCGGCGCCGATCGGATAAGTCTTCAATCCGTAACGTTTCACCAAGGCCGCAACACGTTTGTGCGCATGAAAAATGCGACCCGCACCAACTTCATATTGAAATGCGGGGAAGTCCTTTGTTTTCGGAACACGTTCCGTAGAGATACGGCCTCCCAAGACAGGATACTGTTCCAACAACAATACGTGCTTCTTTTTCTTTGCTAACCCTTCGGCCACTGTAAGGCCCGCTATTCCACCTCCTACAATGATATAATCGTATATCATTCTACCAGATGTTGCTATTTAGTCTAGTTTCGTAATCCATGATACAATTTGATCTGTTTCCGCCGACTGTATCTGACTTACGGTTTGCTTCGGCTTGAAGAAGACAAAGGTCGGAAATTTGCGAACAGCGCAATATCCCGATGTGTAAGAATTTATAGTTTCATCGCATTTCCAATAAGGGATTCCCTTTGTAAGCGCCGCTGATTCTACAGCCTCGTGTTTAATATTCTTACAAGGGCCGCACCAGGCCGCCGTAAAATAGACGATCCACCCCTTCTTATAAAGGTCTGTCTTGTCATGAAACATGCGTTCAAAGTCTTCTTGCGTAATGTTCATCCGTACTGCTGTCTTATAAAATCGTAAGTTCCTTTTAACCCAGCCGTAATGACGACTGCGGCCAAGGCACCCGCAATGACGGGACCAGGTCCGGAGTCCTCTTGTTTCGAGCCCCCCCCCGTTTGTTCCTTCAACTGTAAGACGGCGCCTCCTCGTTGTTTCACCGAAGGCCCTTCTTGAAGCTTTGCCTCTGTAGTGGGTACAGTAGTCGCCGTCGGCACAGGCACCGTATGTTTTATACACTTCTCCGTATGCGTGTGAGGAAGACCAAACAAATGTCCATATGCGCACATAAAGGTATTGATGATATCACCAATCGATCCATCCGTCGTTAATCCTACCGAACTTAAATAGGGTTCCACCTGTCCCAACACTCCCTCCCGTGGTGTGTGAAGGCGAAAGGCCTTGCTATCAATCGGTCCAAACACTGTATTCAGAACCACAGGTGCTTCCACACCATTCTTCAGAATATCCTCGGTCATAAAGGTGGCATGAAAGGCGTCCCAGGCCACCCACGCCCATCCAATCAAGAAGGTAAAGAGGTTGAAACAAAGAATCAGTTTCGCCAATCCCTGAATCCAACTTCCCATGTAAAACTTGTCAGCGCCTAGAAGACCAAAAAACACAGCCAACAAGGCAAAGACAACATACGACTTGTCTGCCACCATTGTGGGAGCGCCTGGTGTTACAAAGACTCCTCGCCCAATATTACGAATCCAATCCAAGGGACTCGATAAGCCCTCCTTCATAACTACGTCCCGTTGCCATATGATTTGTGACAAATCCCACCAATACCAGGCACCAAACGTAAGTAAATTTAGAAAGGCCTTTTGAAAGCCCGTCTTGAAGGATCGCAAGTAAAAATGGTCTCCGCCCACTAAGCCAAAGAGTACTGACAAGACAACAAAGACGTACCAGTTGCGGTCGGCACCACCCCACGTATCTACGTCACTCACGTGCTGTTTCAAGTCTGACATCCTATTCATCTGTATCAAATTTTACACCGTGAACAGAACGCCCCCAAGACCCGCTACCACACGAAGCACGTTGTAATTAATCGCATACACTGTAACGCCTGCCGGTACAGAGGCTACCTGTGTATTCATCTTGAGTTGTAAAACAATGTTATCAATACGACTGGCATTCATCGACCCCTGTGGTTGCGCCGCCTCCGGAGCCAAACTAAAACTGTACACATAAATGAAATCATTCGGAATCGCCGTATGACGTTGCCAAGGGACCATCAATCGAAAATAGGTGGCCGGCTGAACTTCAAACCGATCATATCCATCTAACTGAAGTAAGGCGGTGCTAATCAAATCCAAATTAGGAATACCCCCCTGTAACAGCAATCGACTCCCGTAGTTAAAGTATTCGTGCGACGCCAACATACGATCCTGGTTCACGACCCAAATCATTTCCTTGATGGGATGATTGAAGGTAAGAGGCACATTGACCTGCGTTGTATTTTGCGGAATGCTGTAACGTTTCTGTTGTTGAACCTGTTCAATCAAATATTCGTGTTTAGAACTAACAAAGCGTCGGCGTTCCTCCACATCCAGATAAATATAATCGCCCCACAGCGTCATATCTGTAATCACAGGAGGAGACGCAATCGGTGCGACCCAAGATCCATCGTTTATGATCGACTGCTCCAACGCATTGCTAAAGATCATATCCTGCCCATTCTTGAGTCGGATGTACAACTTGATAGGAGTCGCCTGTAAGGCTAACAAGGGTAAGGCAAGACCAGGATTCTTACAGAACCAAAAGTACAGGGGCACAAAGAGTTGTAACGGTCCAGATTGACTCGACTCTGTGTAGACCGATTGTTGTCCAATCATCTGTTGTACTCCTTGTTGCTTAGATCCCGGTGTTGTAAGTTGTGTCCACAAGTACAAAAATTCACCGTATTGGCGATCAATCTCCTGTTGGCCAATCCAAATGCTAATGTAATCAATCATGGCGTAGCCAATCCCATTAACATAGGATACAGCAGGAGGTGTTGCCGCATAATTGGTAGGTGGAATCGTTGTAACACCGCAATTCGTCGTGTTTGTGACGGGACCCTCGGGAGTAATGGCCGGTAAATTGATTTCCAAATACAACTGACTCAATAAATCACCGTTTCTTGGAATCGTAGTGCTAATCAGTTTTCCAAACTCTGTAGCGGTATCCAAGGCGATACGCTGTGTTTCCATACTGAAATTTGTATAACGGCGATACACCTGTTTAAAAAACGTCGTCTGTGGGTTGCCGGACAGGTAGATATCCTGCCGTCCCGTTGCGACCAATTGAAGGAGCCCACCGGAATTAGACATCTCTATGAATGGACAATGAATTTGGGTTTAGACTTAGACGCTTGTTCTTATGGGGTTAGTTCTGTACGCCAAAAGGTTTATCCAAACTAGGATGGCGTATCAGCAATCAGAACTTGTCAACGTTCTCGGGTTAGAAACCGTGTTCATTCGAGGACCCGACAATTACCCGATATCATCGCAATACGTTTTGTATGCGAATGGATTTGGTCAAGGCTATTGGAGTAACGCCGTACTGCCTGAAAATTTGTCGTCACTGAGCACTTCCCTTGGATCTACAAACATCTATATTCAGCAATTAAGTTCAGGCCAAGCAGCTGTCAATCAATCGACGCTATCCACTACAAATGAACTTCAATCCACCGTGTCAACGGCTTACGAATATTCAATATCAACAACAAATGCCTTATATATTGCGGTAAACTCGTTCTACCAGAGTTCTGTTAATTACATGACGAGTACTGTACTCGGTGTCAGTACTCAATCAACCTTTTATGCTGAAATTAATTCTTTAAATACTGGGTTGAGCAGTGTATATTCAACACTTAGCGCAGCCATTATTATCCAAAACGCAAGCACCTACTCAAGTATTACGCAAGAAACTGTAATTAAAATTGGGTTAGCGGGTCAAACACAGACCAATGCGCTTAATGCGTATTCAAATTACGTTGGTGTGACCTATGCGACAAAAAGCAGTTTATCCTCGGTCCAAGGCAATCTTACAACTGCGCTCGTGAGTACATCGGATAGTTTGTACAGTTCCATCTTGTTTGTGAGCAGTGCGCTAAGTAGTTTTATATACACGATCAATGCGTCAACAATCTCTACATTTGGCTCTATCTTTTCAACCTTGAACGTCCAATCCACACAAATTGCTAAGTTAAATGCGCTTAGTACCAACCTCTCATCGCTCAGTTATGGGTGGACGACCTCGACTGTTTCGACCTCCCAAGGCATCCAAGATTTAAATCTCGCTTTTTCTACAAATTTTCTAGAATTACAAATAGTTTCGACGGCAAATAACACGTCCAGTTTGACGGCGTCCTTTCAAGGATTCTCAACAGCCACCGTCTCCACTCTCTCCACCGTTGCTACTGTATTGAGTACTACAACCGGCAACTTATCCTCTCTTGCGTTTGAAGTTCATCTCTTAACCACCAGTTCCATTCTGAGTAGTATTTATATATCCTTTGTCCAATTGGAACAATACTATTCAACCTTATATATAACAACCTCCACCTCTGTGAGCACTTCGATTGGTGGGATTTTATATTCCACCAACCTCATTAATATCTCAACCGCTGATGCGTTCTTCAATTCGAACGTCAGTTCCGTCTACGCTTCCACTGTAAGTGTGGTGGTTGTAAGCACCATGTGGTATGTATCAAGTCTTATAAGTACCTTGTATTCTTCCTTATATTATAATCTCAATTCCACCTTACAAGACACTGTGTATTCCTCTTTGACAAGCACGACCTTCGGTTACATATCCACAATTTCCCCACAAATTACCTCCAATGTAACGAGCACATTGGTAACACAACAAGTGCTTCTTCTCTCAAATACATCCTCGAATGCGATTATGGATTTCGCAACCTATCGCAACTTTTACATCAATGTGAATAATCTACAAAATGGTAACACCTACAAACTATCTTACTTATCGAATGCTATTTCCACGCTGAATTACAATCGAGGTGTCATCACAATTGATATCAGTACCGTCGGAATATTCTATTCTACAAATAGCAGTTTACTAGTTCTTGATGTAAATCATTACGGATATCCAACTAGGATAAATGAACGCTATATCCCCTATGTGAGTAATGCCGATTACACCATGCAATACGAATATACGATTTTGAACCAAATTATCTATACAAACTTACTCGGTATCTATCCACGATTGAATGTAACCTCTGTGGGGATTAGCACCTTCTCCAGTATTTATTCTGTTTATAGCAACGGAAGTGCGATCACGAATTATGTGTGGCGAAACACACCGATTGCCGTCAATTGGGCGACCTATTCCTTCTTTCCCTTTTCTACAGTGGGGGCTCCCTACTTCAATCCTCAACTTCAATTAACATACAATGTAGGCACTTCAACCATCCAAACGTATGGGCCTTTTTCATTCTCTCAATCGACAGCGGTAATTCAACTCCCCGTGATTAGTAGTGCGACATCCACAGTGATAGCTACCTCTATCAATGCCTATGTTGTTGGAAAACCAACCACTACCGTTTCTTCAATCTTCCAAACCGTTCTTCCTACGTTCAACACTCTATTACTATCCAGCACTCGAAATATTACCCGTATTAGTGGAAACGGACTTGCGGGATTTTCGAGAACGGGATCCAACCTCCTCTCCTCGTTCGCATACACTGTCAGTACAGGAACAGCCAACAGTCCCAATTTGAATTATTCGAGTCTCACCTATGTATTATCAAACCTCCTTTTGGGAAATACAAATTTGAATTTTGTGGGGCCTTCGAATACCGGTGTGGTGCCAGCCGTTGCAATTATGACTTCCACTATTACTACATCGAATGCGTTCACCACACTCATCTACTCCAATTGTGTGGCGACTAGCTTATCTTCGTTCGCACCGAGCACAAATGCGCAATTCATGCAACTTGTAGGCATTACAAACACGATTCAAGGTACCTTTGTTCGTATACTTCCTCTTACGTCAAGTATTACAACCACATTTTCGTTATAAGTCTCTCTATAAACCATCTAAACATTCGTACACTCTAAGAGTGTAAGAATGTTAGCGCATCATCCAACTACAGGAAAGCCCATACGGGTCTTACGAACAGAACCGAAAGTGACGACTGATGCTAAAACGCTTGTTCTTATGGAGCCCACGATGAAACCGAGTCCTCGATGGAATCGTTGGTTTCCGGTTGTTACCACCGTCGAGGCCGTTGCCGTTTGCGGAACGGAACAGATTCTTGCTGTGATTCTAGGCGCCGACGCTTCTTTTTCAGACTGGACCTCCGTCCTTCCGTCTCTCACTTCCGAAACCTCTCAAACCGTCTTTGTTATGTATCGAAAGGTCTTGACGGCGTGGGAGAAAGCGGGATTTGCTTACGATCGTGTCCTCATTACAGAAGACTTATTTGAAGCCTATCCCTATTTGGGAGAACCGTGTTCCTCTGCGGATCCTATCGCCAAGGTTGTAGTATGTATTGCGCATATCTTTCGCTTACATCGTATTGTCTGGTCTCTCGGTGCTGATCGAGCAAGTCTTCCAGTTCCTGTCTTGCCAGTGTACGATGCGTGGATGTCCTGTATCCAGGGATCCTTACATCAGATTCCCGCTGATTCAGATGACACCTGTATTCCCAGAACGACCTTGATTCAGCAATGGTACACGGCGAGTCCAGCGAAACGACACAAGGAAATCAGAGAATGTTTAGAAAAGAATATCGCTTGTCCCTACATTGATTCCATCCTCCTCCTGAATGAGTCGGAATACACCAATATTCCAGAAAGTCCTAAGATTACAACCGTTCCCCTGGGTCACAGATTGACCTATTATGACGCCCTAATGGCTGCGAAAGACCGAGTCCCAGCGGGTAACATCGTTATTATTGCGAATTCCGATATATGGTGTAATGACACCCTGGCCTATCTCTGGCGAATTAGAATCAAGGAATCGTCAATGTTCCTGGCTCTTTTGCGATGGGAGGATGTCGATTCACCCCACATCTTTGGCCCCCGTCCCGATTCACAGGATACATGGATCTTCGCACGGGATTGTCTCACCTTTACTCCTACAAAGGAGGAATTCGGCTACCCCTTTGGCCAATCTGGATGTGACAATGCGATTGCGCTCGACATGATGCGACACAAGTTTATGGTGGTGAATCCCGCATATTCGATCAAGACCATGCATTCGCATCGATCCAATGTACGCACCTATGATCCCAAAAATATTCTCTATCGCCCCTTCTATCTTCACTGTGAGCCTACGGCCATTCAAAGTTCGCAAGTCGAATTGAACTTGACAGAGTATAAGCCTAGTATGACTCTTTCCACGATATGGCAATCGACCTATATGTGCGAATCCTTTCCCAGACCCATCCACTCCTTGGAACCTGAAGTCCAGGACACGGTGTGTTCCATGCTAAAACACAATGGAGAGGGCGCTTGGAACTACGTCGCCCACTCGCAAAATCTCTGGACCCCTTCCGTCAAGGGTCCACCCCTATACCATTTCACAGGCGGCACCTTTGTAAGTCCAGGAGGAATTGTAAGTGGATGGAACAAGATTTACATAGGAGATCATAAAGGGTGGGTGGGTCGCTGGGAAACTTCCAAGACAACGCTCCTTACAAACTGTATGCGAGTCGAATCTGTTCTCGCTCTCCCGTATTCCACCAAGTGTATGACATCCTTGAGCACCTGGGTTCTAGAGTATCTGCCCCGTGTGATTCGCCTTCGTCGCTTATTAAAGGACGCTGGTGAGAAGGTGCCTGAATTCGGAGTTCCCTCCCAACCAGATCTCGGCGCCTTTCTTCAAGACTGTGTGTGGCCCTCTTCCGATCCGATGGCAGCGCTTCCCATGTTGGACGATGTTCAGTACTATGCGGATCATGTGTGGGCCGTACCGCCCTCGGACACGTTTATACCAGTAACAAAGGAAGACGTGGCCTTGCTGCGATCCTTATTGCCGCTGTCCAAGGATATAACAAAGAAACCTGTCGCCGTGATCTGCGTCACGGACGATGCGTCAGCCGTGTTATCCCGTGAATGGGCCGATTCTGTCGCCGAACATATTCTGTCCAAGTGGACGGTGAAGATTGTAGTTCCTACAGATTCGGTCGTACTAAGAAGAGAAGCCTTTCAAAGTGCGACATGGATTCTTGGAACAGGCGCATCCCTCGATTGGATCTGGATGGCATCTCCTTCAACGACGGTGCTCGAATTCATGGATGCCGGTACGCCTGAAGGATCCCACATTCACTTGGCGGGAGCCGCAGACCTCCGCTATATTGTCGCCACACATGTCCGTGACTCTCTTGTGAATCAGAGACAAGCCGCACTCTTGGATGTAGGGAAAGCGATCAAGGCCTTTGGGTTCAAAGACTTACTCGAAGTGAGTCGAGTTCCATCTCGAACGGAACTTCCTGTCATTGTGTTGCCGACGGGAAAGGCATTGAACGGGTTCTTTTCTCACAGTGGTGATACCTTTCGTGAAATGGCCCAGATCTGGGCGGAGCGAGGGTATTGTAAGGTGGAAGAAAGCGAGGAAACGCCCTACTGTTGGTGGGGTGGGATCGGCGAAGTTCTGTTGTACGATCGGCCGACAATCCGTTGGTGGAACGATGCGGTTCCTTACCAAATGGCTCTCTTTGGAAACTGCGAACCTGTCGACAAGACTCGACTCCGTCAATCCGTGTGGTCCTTCTGGCCTCGCTCTCCCCGAGCCATTGAAGCAGCAGTGGATACACACAAGGTTCTAAGAACCTGGGAGGACAGACCCATTAAGTCCATCTTTCTAGGCAAGATTGAGAACGGCGTACAATTGGCGGCCCGATCCACCGCTGATTGGTCCAAGGGCGTCGACTTGTTTTCGATGCCCAAAGATAGTACCGGCGCTCCCTATCCCTACACGCAGACCGAATACATTGAGAAACTCTGTCAAGCCCGATTTGGACTCTGCTTGCCTGGGTTCGGCAAAAAATGTAATCGTGAAATCGAATACTTTGCGTGCGGAACGGTACCCATTGTAACGCCGGATGTCGATATGACTCACTATCTAGTGCCACCCAAGGCCGGTGTCCATTACTTCGTCGCCAAGACACCCGATGATGTAAAACGCATTGTGAATGGTACAACTAAAGATACCTGGCGTATGATGTCGGTGAAGGGCCGAGAATGGTGGCGATCCTATGCGTCGGCCGAAGGAATGTTTCGACTGACGATGACCCGTATAGAACAGTGTCGCCCCTTTTTCGGGGTTGGGATTCCTCCTACAATAAGAGTATAGTTGGAGACTCCAAAGGAGTCTTGAACTATAGACGAGTCCATTTGAGACCCAGATCGTGAGATAAACGTCCCGCACCCTTGGCTACCGAAGCACCTAACCATCTACGTACAATATCGGCAACACTGCCTGGTTCAGCATCCATATCCCTGTGTTCAAACATCTGTCGAACTATCTGATCCAAGCGCTTCTTCTGAAGATTCAGTCGAAGGCACAAATGCGTAGGAATGGGTTGATTTATCCGAACTTCATAAAAGTACGGAATTACATCCCTGTCAATGACTCCTATACGTTGTCCACTTGGATACTTTACATAATACAGTCTGTGTTTTTTTCCGATTATAGTCGCAATTCCTACAATGATTCCGTACCAGCAAATGGCGACTTTGTCACCTAGATTCATACAGGCTGCGATCCCGCTTTATCCTTTTTCAATTTTTCATGAGCTAACACTTCGTAAAAACCGTTGAACGGGCGGATGCGCCTTAAACTTGTCCAAATGCTGTTTGAGCCATTGATTGAAATATCCAGCCACCCCAGACGTTTGAAACCAATGCGTATGGACAGATTGAACCGGTTTGTCTTGGTATCGCAATCCAATACTCTTATCAGAGCGATTAAACGAAAATCGAGCTTGAACGTCAGGAGGCGAACAGGTTCCTTGTACCATTCGCCACCATCCAAAGTTTACCTGAACAGGGAATTCATACAATCCAGAACCCGCCAATAAGGCGATATCTTCCAAGGCCGCCTGCTCAAAGAAACGACTCGATACAGCAAAGGTACGCCACATACTCAAGAATTCTTTTGACTTAAACCACATGAAGCCTGCGTTATACTTTCCATACAGTCGCTCATCTGCTGGTCGAATCATATGAGGAGACAAGGCCAGAATCGACGACGCCGGTATCTCTGGTAGAGGCGCTAGATGGCAGATATCCGCATCCAGGAACCAAGCCCCCGTTGTATCCAAGTAAGGATTCAACGTCCACATCCACTCCAAGACATTTGCCTTTTCATAGGTATAATCCTTGAATAGACTGTCATACAGAACACCCGATTTTGCTTCCATATCGGATCGTGTTAATCCCTTATACGCATCCAAGGCGACGTTTACATACTTCTTACCCTTGAATGCCACCGAATCAATGGAGGTTACTGAATCGGTATAGATATACAGGGTGGCGTCGGGATGCCAGACTTCCAAGGTCTTACAAAAAATACGAAAATCGGACAGCGCTTCTTTGCCAGTAACAATCAATCCAATGTGGGCCATTGCTTTGATTATATTGTGATTAGTTTAGACTGTCTTCTTCGACCCAATGCTGTATATCCGGATGCTCTTCGTTCAAGATGGAGACCCAGAGTTCCGCATGCGTCTTTCTCAAGCAGTAGGATCCAAACGCCTTTTGTCCATTTGGGAGAATATACGCAATTCGAAACATCTTGATCGCCATAATAGCAGTCCCTACATCTGGATGAATATCAATTTTCTCAGTTTCGGATCATAAGACGTTTCTGTAACCGGTTGTGTGCGGTCTCGGCATCCACATCTCTTGCCGCCATGCGACGCTGTCTCTCCTCCTCTGCCACCTGTTTCGCTCGGTCAAAGGCCGCCACCGCCGCCGCCTCCTCAGACGACAAGGCCCTCGGTGCGGTTCCATACTCCCGTTTCGCATCCTCCAAGTTGCTGGGTCGGCCATCGGTACTGACATCTGCCACATCCTGACTAAAGGTAGCGCCCTCTCCATACGCAAATTTGAGATCCGTGTATCCAATCCCTGCGCCTCCAGGTGCCTTTGTATACTGCGCTGGACGTTCGGCGCCCAATTCTGTACCAAAGGACGGGGCTAAAATGAGTTCCGACGGTGCCCTATACTTACTTACACTCGTCTCCGCTGTCGTAGTCCTTGATCGTGTTTCATCGGCAAAGGCCTTGTGAAAAATATCAGAATTGAATTTTGTACGTAAATTATCGTAGGTTTTCACGGCTACGTTATCTTGCTTCTTCAACCAATCTCCATACCCATCGTCTCCGTCGGGGTCTGGTAACTTATTCTCCTCAAACAGTTTGTTAAAGGTGGTCATGTTCAACTTCTTCGGGTTCAAGGCGATCGGCGCCGCAGCTTCATCTTCGAGCTCCAAGACATTGGCATTCACAGGAGCCCTTGCGCCTCCTCGATCCACCGGCAAACCAGCCACCTGTCTTGCTGTTTTCGCATGTGCCAAGGTAACAGGCGCAGAGAAGCGAGCGTCGGATCCATCTTGTGCCGTTTTCGGAATCAATTTCTGTAAGACCTCGTCGATATAGGTAAAGGCCCGTGTCACCTTATCAAACAGTTCAGGATTACCCCCCTTATCGGGATGCGCCTTCATCGCAGCCTTCTTATACGCCGACTTGAGTACTTCATGGCTTAACGGTTGTGAATCGTCGAGGCCCAAGATGTAATAGGATTCATGTAAGACATCAAGAGCCCGTTTCGGGGGCGGAACCGTCGCCAAGGTCGTCGGTCCGGAACGACGAGCGTCATGAATCTGTAGGGTGGGCTCTCTTTTAGTGAGTCGAGGTGGTCCAGCGTGCTCTATCCGGCTAGGCGGTGTAACAGACCCTCCCCCTGGCCAAGGTGCATACTCCCCTCGTCTTTGTCCTGCGATATAGGCTAGGATAGGCGCATACAATCCAGTACGTTTGGCTATATTTACAAACTCTTGGCCAACCAATAAGGTATCCAAGGTACGAAGTCGGGCTTCATCTGACTGCATCTCTGTGAGATTCTGCCAGATACGACTGTATCGGGGTTCTACGGAGTATCCTGCGCCCATTCTTCTTTGGCTCAGAATCTTTTTGTTCAATACAACCGACCGAAGGGTGATACAGAAAAAACAAACAAAGGATCCCTCTAAAAGTCGCCTTCGGACATCAATACATTCGTTTGTAACCATTGGTCAACACTCACCACTTGATTGCTATCATATTTTGCGTCCTGCTTACCATTCTTGTAGAGATAGACTGTCGGAACCTTCCCTACATCTGCCTTTTGCTCCTCCTCCATAGTGTCGTAATCCAGGAGTTTCACAGGAATGCCGTACTTCTTGGCCAGTTCCTCGATTTGCGGCTGTACAATCTTACAGGCCTTACACCATTTTGCGCCGATGTAGGTTATTTGATAGGTCATGGTGAGTATCTGAAAAAGACGAAGAAGATCTTCATTTTTTCAGCGGTCGGAAAAATTGAAGGTACCTATCTGTACAAGAAGGTCTTGTATCTTACTTACATATGGAATACAAGGAACGTAGAACGAAATCGGACAAGGCAAAGGATAAGGCTGGGAAACCCAGTCAAAAACACGTACGTCAGTACGAGGCTCTTATGGAGGTTAGAGCCAAGTCAGGTTTAACTACGAAGATCGTAGTCAAGCCTACCAAAAAGTGACCATTTTTTATAAAAATATACAAAATTATGACTGTTTTTATACACAAGACCCATTTCGACAAACCGTAGACTCCCCACAATCACTATCCGTTTTACACACCGTTGAAGACGACAAATTCGGCAAATACCCCGTATAATACCCCCTATGTAAAGACTCACC